ATCAGGAGTGATGACTGCATACCTATGCCCATGCACTTCACATGATTTAATCATCATCTCATCCTCTATCTCCATAACTCTCATTTGTGGGTAATCACGATCTTCTAATTGTAATGCATATCTAGTTGCATCATCTTTATTTTCAAACATATAAAGGACTTGCTCATTATCCTGGTCTACCACAGAATATGCTCCTCTAGATTCTTTTCCTTTGATTGTTAAAATATACATTATGTTAATCCACATGCCTCCTGATATATCTCACCAACCATTTTTTTAATAACAGCTTTATCAAGATTAACTTCAGA